CTAGCAGTTTCTAGTGCAGTGGCAGTAGCAGCATTACCTGTAGTATCTTGGTTTAGGGTTGCAACTCGTGCAGCTGCAACCGTTCCAGAAGCAATATTAGATCCACTTAATGCTGTTATATTTGCACCACCACCAACAAAGTTTGCAGCAGTTACAATACCAGAATATGTTGCATTACCATTCGTAGCTATTGTTGCTGCTGAACCAACTTTCAATCCACCATAAAGATTTGCCGTTGTTCCGCTACTAATATTATCTGTAGACGCAACACCTATTAATCCAGAACCATCACCATGATATACTCCAGCAGTAATAATACCAGAAACGGTCATATTACCAGTGGATCTATGAAGTGTTATTCCTGCTCCTACATGTACTGTATCAGTATCAATAGTAACCGAACCACTACCTACTGTTAATACACCAAGTACACGAGCATTACCTTCTACAATTAATGAGGTATTTGCTGAACCTGCTTTAACATTAAGACCACCCAAACAAGATGTTAATCCAACAAAGGTAGATACACCAGCAGTTACATGTAAACCTTCTGAACCAGTCTGTTGTATTCCTTTGGTTGCAGTAACAATACCAGTAGAATATATGTTCTGAACATTATCATAATTTAATTCAGTTGCTGTTAAAATGCCAGTAAAGAAACCATTAGTTGCAGTAATAACTCCAACACTCATTCCAATGCCAGATACATTACCAACCTTTAATGCAGAATCTAAAGATTGATCAGCACTTGATATTAAAGTACTTCCAATTCCAACCCAATTTGTTCCATTGTAGATTAATACTTCACCAGTAGTAGGAGTATTACCAACTTCTACATCAGAAAGATCATTAATAAAACCTGCACCACCGCCACCAATAGTAGCAATCTGTTGCTGAGTTCTACTAATGAATAACCTATAATGATCTGCTAATGATTTGAGATTTGGGAACTGCTTATCTAATGGAGTTAAGGGGTCACTATTACCATCAACAGATTGTGGTTCATCGTTTGGTTCATTTAATAAACCTTCTTGTAAATCCTTTATTTCATTAAATTCTTTTTTAAATGCTTGTTGCTTCTCTTTTAATTCATCAACTATAAGATAAAGAGATTTTAGATTTTTAACATCACCACTAAGTTTTTCTATATCTTCATCATAATATTTTACTTTAGGAAGATTTGCTATCTCCTGAGTAAGACCTTCAAAATAACCACCATATAGATCTTTAGTGGCATCATTCTTTCTATTAAACTCTTTGACTTCTTCTTCAACCCTTTGCTTTAAAACATTATACTTACTAAGTATGTGTTTTTTTAATAATCTATCATCATTCTTAAAAGAATGTTTAGTTTCATGGATCTTAAGAGCAGCTTCTCTTAATTCTTTGTATATATTCTCCTTAGTTTCCTTTAAATTATTAAATACTTTCTCAAATTCAACCTTATTTTCAAAATCTTTAAGGTCAAAATTTTCCGAAATCTCTTGTATTTCTTGATCTATTCTACCTCTAATAGAATCAAGACCATCATTTACTTTTACAAAGTCAGAATCAATAACACCAAAGGTTTTTCCTATCCATGAAAAATCAGGAACTTCATTAACTTCATTTACCCATTTAGGGAACTGGGGAATAGATTCTTTTACTGCAAGAATATCTTCCTTAAGAGATGTTAGATTACCTTCATAGTGTCTAATTTCTGGAAGACTATTGAGTCTATGAGTAAGACGGCCAATTTCTTCATCATAATACTTTATCTCTGGTATATCTGCAGCGTTTGTACGTACCTCTTCCTTTAATTCATCAATTAAATTACATACAGTCTCTATCTCTACATCATATGTTTTTTGCTCTGGTATCTCAGGGATACTTTCCTTTATCCCCTCAATATATGATGTAAGTTGTTCTAATTGTTCGTCATAATATTTTATCTCTGGAATATCTGGAATATCTTTTCTTACATCATTTATAAGACGTATTACTTCTGTTAAATCTTGTGGCTCTACTTCTTCTTCTATAGAGCAAGGTGCAGTGTCAGGTATTTCTTCTTCCTCTTTCTCAACGAACTCGTCAACCGAAGGTAATTCCTTTTCTTCTTTTATAATCTCATCAATTGATGGTAACTCCTCGTAGAAGTCATCAATCGACGGCAACTTGTCCGACATGGTATTAGTAAGTTAGATACTTCGGGATTCCTCTCCCCTGATTTATTTAGAGTCTTTAGGTAATTGAGCTTTAAGCATTTTTTGAAGTTCTGCAGTAGAACCAACAAACAATGCATTATTGACTGTAGATGGGCCTTTTTGTTGAGACTCCTCTTCTACATCCTTTAACTTCTTTTGAAGATCCATCAACTTATCGGTAGCATCAGATACACTCTTAATCAACTGGCCAGCGACCTCGTATGCCCTTGGCATCTCACTATCCTGTGCAAGTTCAAGAATACCATTAATTGCTTCTTGACCTTTCTCTATAATACTGTAAAGATTACCACGAGTATACTCATAGTCTTTTTCAATATCATTTTTAGTAAGTCTATCAGGTTTTTTCTTTTCTACTATCTCAGTTGTTTCTTCAGGAACAATTGATGACTCTACATTAAAAGCATCATCTAGATTGGTTTTCTTCATGAGTAGGAACCATCAAATCCAAAGTCATCACCCATCTCTATTGCTGCAGTATCTACACCAACACCCTCTGCATTATCAGTATAATCAATACCTTTAATGTCAGTTCCTCTTACATGACCAGTGGCAACGGTCTTATCTTGACCTCTCTTAACTGTAAGTTTATTACCAGTGATCTTAGAAACATATAATTCTTCACCTTCAATTTCAATATATTTCTTAACAGTAATGGCAGTTGCATCATCAACATTTATTTCAGTTACATCTGCATCAATATCTTCGGAAAGATTTGTGGCAACATCTCCCGTGTAATCCTTGATTGCTCTAGGTTTAACAGCATAAGTAACATCTCTTTCTGTGCTCTTAGCACCACCAGCAAGATAACGAACAGAAACAGACTTGACGATATCCTTGGATGCAGAAGAAACAGGGCCAAATAAGTATGTCTTAGCAGTAAAGTTTAATGTATAAAGAAGAACTCTCCTTGTAGTATAATCTCCTTCATAATCATCTGACATTGTAATATTTTCTAAAATAACAGGAACATCTCTTTTCTCATTTATACTAGAAAGAAGATTAACTGTTAAATTATATTGTGGTTGGAAATATGGTAAGATCTGTTCTATTATTTGCAATCCATCATCATTCAACTTTACCATAATAGAAAGTTCAAATTGCATATTATATGGAACTGGAGTATATACTTTCTTAATTTCTGTTCCATCATCTGCATCTTTTACAGTAATGGTTTGAGTTGTTGTAACTTTTCTAGATGGATCATAAGTCAATCCAGTAAACTCAAAAGACATTCTTGGTAATGATATTTGAGTTGCTTGACTTAAATTCGGTGCTTGCTCTAATCTTGCTAAAAACTTCTGAGTAGGCCCATATGCCAAAGGAACTTTCACAGTTGAACTTTCTTGCTTAACTGTTAGGCCATTAAAAAGTGTACCAAAGGAAATAATTGTCTTTCGTAGTATTTCGTTATAAAAATATTCAAACATAGTTATAGACCTATTGTATTATATTTAGGGTGTGCCAAATGGGTTACCTTCAGAGAAGTCTAAAATAGCATCTGCTTGAAGTTCAAATTCATCATTTTCACCAAAACCATCATCAAAATTAGTTAGGTCAATTAACCTAATCAGATGAGCAGCTCCAGAAGATGAACCAGTAAGTGTTTCACTTGTTTTAAATGCACCAGATATATTATATATCTCCATTTCACTAGTTGAAGCATTCCAAGTTCTTACTCTTGCTGTAGCTCCACTTACACTACCAGTAACTGTTTCATTAAATGAGTAGTTTCCACTTCCACTACTTCCTGGTGAAGCAATAGTAATTGCTGGTGCAACAGTATATCCTGCACCAGCATTAGTTAGATGAATAGCAGTTATTGCTCCCGCACTACTTATAATCGCTGTTCCTGCAGCACCTGTTGTAGAAATTCCATTCTGTGCGGTGAATGTTATAGTTGGTGACGTAGTATATCCAGAACCACCAGCACTAATAGTTACAATACCAACAGTTCCATTTTCCATCTTAGCCGTTGCTGCAACTCCTGTTCCATCACCAAATACCTCTATTTGAGGATTACTTGTATATCCATAACCTGGATTTATAAGATTGATACTTTGAACTACTCGTTTTGCAGTATCATCAATAGCACCTGAACAAACAGCAATTCCACCAAGTAGATTTGCAGTTGCTATACCACTTAATCCACCACCTGGTGCAGATGATATAGCCACCCTTGGAGCATACGTATAACTATTACCTCTATTTGAAAGGAATATTTGTTGAATACCACCATTTACAATACCAGTAATAGCAGTTGCCTGAACAGCACTTCCAACTAAAGTTAATTTCTGTGTTCCAGCAGAACCAATGAGAACTTCTTCACCATCAGCACCTTCAATTCCTTCTAGAGTATCATCAATTTCATCAACTCCAGTATCAATAACCTCATCCTCATAACGGAAGAGCTCACAACGCAATTCATAAACATAAGTATTCTTAAGTTGATAGAATGGTTTTTCATGCTCTACATATTTAATTTCAAACAGACGATCTCCTAAAGGAAAATATACTAAATCTCCTTCTTTAGGTCTTGTAGATAATTTTATATTCTCCTCATTCTTCATTAGAGGTGAAACATATGTTTCAAATCTTTCTTTAGAAATAATCAGTGTTACTTCATTAGTTGCCGTAATACCAAACTTAGATAACATGGTTGGATTATCTCCATAACCATCAAAGTTATCGATATATGCTTCTATTGGATATGCATCATCAAATGTAGATTGAGTTACTTCTTTTAATATTGATTTTTCTGCAACATATTTTCTAGGCATATAGTGTATATCTACACCATACATCTTCAACTGTTCGTTGATTAATGATTGAACAAGATTTTGCTCTCCTGTCGATCCCTGTTGAAAAAATGGGTTAAGTGCCATGATCTTAACCTATCATATCTAATGGAGGAAGTTCGTAAGAGTTAGACATCATTTCACGAATTCTTTCCAATTCCTTTTCTCCATCATCATACATTTGACGACCATTTAACTCCACTCCACCAGGAAGTTTTACTCCTTGGAATTTCATTAAGTTTTGACCCCACTGCCTTTTAACAAGAGCAGTTAGATACATTTTTAAAAATGAATCATTCCAAACTCTTGAATAATCATTGGGATTCATTGCTCGATAACAATCCATAACAATATAATCTCCTTCAGTAACATTTCCCCAATCAACATCCATATACAGTCTATCTTGTCTTTGATTAAATCTAATTTGTTTTTGGGTAGTTAACAGAAAATTAATATCTTCAAGATATGTCTTAGTCATTGCATACGTTAGTAATTCCGTAGCACCCCAATAATAAATGTCATTTAAAAATAACTGATACTTAACACTGAACATATTATTTGTAACAGTATTAGATCCATCATAATGAAATATTTTTGTCACTCCAATAACTTCTGGTGGAACTTGTAGATAATTAGCAGTTTCTGTCCAACTAAAACTAGTAGTGCCACCATCAATAGTTGCAGTTGCAGTTGTAGTTGTTACTCCAACATTATCACTACGCTCACCTCTAGATCTTCCTCTTTTTATATCATTCTCTGTTAATTTATATTTTAAAAAAGTATTATAGACACCATCAAAATGCCTCTCTTGAAAGAACTGAATAGCATCATCCAGAATATCTTCTATTTGTTCATCAGCAACATTAATCTCCAATACAGGAGCACCTAACTGCCTTTTACAGTAAGTAATGAGTTCTGATCTTGATGCTGGTTGAGCCATTTATACTATACCTCTATCAATATTTATAGGGATGAGATTGATGATATACCAGGTAGAACCAGAATATTACCATCCACCAATCTGTAGAAGGTATTTCCAGAACTCACTACGACATCATAAACATATCTACCTTCCTCTATAGTTTTAGTTTGTGTTCCACCTAGAGAAACTTGAAGTTTTCCGTCAGCAGCACTTGTAATTCCAACACTAAAAGTTGCTGCAGGATATCCAGTAGATCCAATAGAAACACTTTTTGTCATCTGAGATGAACCAGAATAACCTTCAAGATTGAAAGCCGTATTTGATGTTCCTACAACTTCAAAATTTGCTATAAAATTAGCCCCACCAAGCATAGTAAAATTAGCAGCATATGAAGCACCAGCTTCTGGATCAAAAGTGATTTTCTTATTTGCCATTGACTAATTCCTTTAATAGAGATTTGATTTCACTCATTTCAGACTTTAAGTTAGCAAGATCTTCTTCAACAGAAAGAACTTGGTTTTTTTCTTTCTTTTTTGCATTACGACGAGCTACATACTGATTATAATCACCAGTGTTAGTATTGATGATTTGATTAGTTCTAGGATCTCTTGCAAGATCTGAATGATCCTTTACTTTAACGTAATCCATATTATGCTAGGGTAATAACCCTTAAGTCAGAAACTTTAGGAACATATGTTTGGTCAGTTCCACTAAGAACAAATTTAACTCTATAATATTTAAATGATGGTATATTTTCAGTGCTAAATGTATACTCTCTAAATTGAGCAGCAGCACCACCCAATGCAGCAATATCAGAATCAATCACATACTTGTCAGGTCTTCCATCACTTTCAGACAATTCAATAATTTGACCTCTATTATTGAAATTGTTAAATCCAGGGAATGGTATAAATGTTGGTTCAAATCCTGGTGTTGCACTAATTGCATAGAAGCATCTAATGTCTGTGTATTTATTAATATGAGCATTAAGTATAATCTTAATGGAAGTTGCAGGATTTTCTAATGCATTTTCTCTAGAGATGTATTGACATGCTGAAGGATCATCTTTTAGAGTATTCACTCTAGGATCTGTTTTGTAATTTGAAATAGGAGAATCAATTCTATTTGAAACCAAAATTGTATTACAGCGATGAAGGTCAATCATTGGAGTCAAATGAGTATTTGATGTTGCCAAATTAACCGTTAAACCAAGTGATCTATCTCCTGGGAAGTTTTGAAGAACTGGATTGTTCGTTTCATTAACTCTTGATGCAACACATCTTGCAGAATTAAGATAATTTGTTTTGTTTATTGTAATTGCTTCATAACCCTTATCTACAAATGGTAAATCTAATCCTTTACCAGACCCATCAGCAAGGTTTGTTCCAGATACAGTTCTCATTGATGCAGTAACATTAGTTCCAGGAACAGTTACGTTATGGATCATTGGTGCAACCATTTGGAATGGTATATTCTGAGATGCATGTATGTGATATCCACCAGTAGATTTAGTTTCATTAAATTTAATTGGTGGGAAACTAGAAGCAGTAGTAGAACTTCTATCAACTGAATATACTTCATTAGCACCAGAGGTGTTACCAGTTTGATCTAACTTAAGTGTATAATGATCAAATGATATAGGTCTTGGTTCAGTATCAGTAACATTACTCATTAAATGAGTTTTATTAATTCTACTTAATGAAACTCCACCCATTTCATACTTATGAACTGGTGTTCCTTTTAAATAATTCTTCTTACCAGATCCTCTTGTTATTCCTGTTATAGAACCACCAGATGCTCCAGTATACTTGACAATTTCTTCACCAATTTGTAATAGGCCAGGGTTGGTTGCACCAACAGCAACATTTTCAAATGTTCCTAAATTACTAGTGCTTTCAACAGCAATTGATCCTGTAGAAGTTGAGTTGTATGGTAATGTCAATTTAGTTGGAGGAACGTCAGATGCTGAATCTGTAATCGCTACTCTGTTAGTATCATGATGCATACCATGATTCAAATGATCTATACTAAAGTGTAATCCATCATTTACCACAGTGATTTTTTCAGCTGTTGTACTAGAAATACCACCTGATGTATGAGTATTCAATGATGTTGTTAAACCAGTTATTGAACTAGTGTATGTTAGTCTTCCATTTAGAGCAAAATTACCCTGAACATCGTCAAGAATTAATTCATTTGTTCTACCTATAGAAACAATAGATAATCTCGCATTTCTACCAACATTATTATTTCCAATAGTTGCAATACCCAAAACATCACCTTTAGTGTATCCACTACCAGAAGCTGTAACTGTGCAAGCACCAACAGTACCATCAACAATATGAACATCAGCAGTAACAAAATCACCTGTTCCAGTAACGTTAGTCATACCAACACCAGTGAATCCGTAAGAACCACTAGCAGGAGTGTAACCTAAACCAGCATTAATAACTGACATATCGCCAGTAGCAATACCAGCATTTCCAACATAATTACCTGTTGCATTAGATGGTGATGTATGAGCAGTTGCTCCATCATTATGTGCTGCTTGTGCAATTGTATTTCCTAACTGAAGAACAGTATCTGAAAGAGCTGTTCCTATACCAATTCTAACTCTATTAGAATTAATATTAATAGAGTTAGGCATTAATTTTGCAACTTGTGCATTACCCTCTGAAAGAATAGGGTTATACAATTCTAGAGTTCCATTTTGTTCAAATTCTGCTCTACGGAAATGGAATTTCAAATCTTCCCACTGAGAAGGATCCCAAGTAGAAGCGTTCTGTGACTTGAATAGAGATCCAAGATATGGCTGCTGAGAAATAAATTCATCAGTCAGTATATCAGCTTCTCCAATTCTTGATATGAATACTTTATACTTAGTTGACCATGATGCCAAACATATACAATATTCAGTATTAGCACCTTCAAGGAATACTGGAGCATCAAAAGTAAATTTTGTTGCAAGAGTTCCATTTTGAGACACAGTGATATCGTCAGGTGCTTTAACAATTTCCGAGAATGGTAATATTTTTTGCGTCGGGAATCCCCCTTTCATCGTTCGAATTTGGAATGTCATGGGTATATCCATGTCATCCTTAGTCTGGAAGTAAATATCACAACTAGTAATAAAGACACCATCTTTCTCGGTTACCTGGAATGATTGTGCTAGAGGGTCATACCATATTGGTTGACTATCAGTACTGGTATCAGTATTAATAACACCTGAACCAATCACACCTGAACCCGTAAGTTCTCTAGCAGGTCTTGATTCCTCTTCATGCCTAGTTTCAACTTTAGCATTTCTGATAGAAACAATAGTTTCTTGAACTGTTTCTAGTGTTCCAGCAGCAGTGTAAATATCTTCACCAAAAGTATCACAATTATCCTTATCATTAATAGGACTATCGATAAGTCTTAATGATTTCTTACCTGTCTCAAATCTTGGATGATTTCCACTATTTGGATTTGGAATATAGAAACTTCCAAGACAATTAGCACCAAGATCTGATATTAATCTCAAGTTAGTGATACCTGCTTGAGCACCACTTGTTGCTCCTCTTAATGTCATTCCAGACCAAGCAAATCCAAAGAAATCACCTTGTGGTTGATCACTTAATGATTTTGTATCAACGTTCAATATAGTAGATGTTGCTGAGTAAGTTGTTGGCATCTCAGTAGACTGAGCATTTGAAGAAGCAACCTGAACAGTTCCTGGTGTTCCTAAGAAAGTTTCAAGTGCTGTTGCACCAACTTGAGAAATATATGGATTTCTCTTAAAGGTTTCTGTTGGTGCATTATATGGGCCAGATCTATGATCTGCTTTTGCTACTCTAAATTTAATAAATGGAGCATCAGTTCCTTCTGGTTGTATACCTACTTGTGGTAAAGTTCCAAAAACTGTTTCTCCAACTTGGAAAGTTCCAGATTCCATAGAAATTTCCATCAATTTTGGAGTGCATAATTTAGTAACATTTACTCCATCAAAGAAAGCATATAATTGTGTTAATGGTTTGCACTTAGAAACTATAAATTCAACGTTTCTAGAACGCATTACATTAATAACATCTCTACTTACAACTCTGTCACCAAATGACTCATTATCCCACTGTTCTGTAACAATTTTTCTAATACCTGTTCTAGTAGATGTTCCTGTTCTGAATGTTTCTGAGTGAGTATCTTGAACTGTAGTAGTTGTTGTAACAGTATCCAGTCTAGATTCGTTTACACCATCACCACCATTAATCCAACCTGCTTTAACAATAGTCTCAGTTGTAGGGCCAACTGAAGTTTCTTGTCTTGTTGTAGTCCAACTATTGGTTTCTGATCCAGTCCATGTAGTTTCCCAAGCATTCCAATGAATTGGGCTCATTCCAGTTTGTGGATCTACACCCCATTCTCTTTGGTTATCTGCCATTGTTTGAGCAAAGTCACCTTCCGCTTTAACAATTTTTGCTTCAATCCTTGCAGTATCTGTCCATGTATCAGAGTTTGGAGAAATCTTAACTGCTGCTTGCCAGAAACTAACCAAGAATGGTGTAACACTCTCTGTTCTGGTAGCAAACTGTTGAGTTAACCAATCAACTTCAGTATAATCAAGAGTTACGACACCATCTGCTTGTCGTCTTACATTAGTTCCTTCAGGATCTAGATAAGCAAGATCAGCAGCAGGATCAACATTTTCTACAGGCCCTGCTTGAAGATCGATAGAAGTTGTATAATGTTGTGGTCTTAACTCCTTACGAACAGTATCAATACTGTTTTTTACTTTCATTCCACGGGTTTCTTGAGTCTTAAGACCAGTGAAATTATCAACAAAGAAACCTGACTTAAATTTATTCATTCCATCAGCGTCAGGAATGAACATGTTAGCAGTTTCAGTTTCAATAAGAGATAGTGAAGTATAATATTCTAAATTTTTAATTCTATCTTCAAGTCGCTTGATATCTTGCATACGATATCTCTTATGCTTCATGAAGTTTAGAGATGCTCTATTTGTTTGGAAAAGGTATGGTGGCATTTCACACATAGCAATTTCTATGGCATCTTCAACAGTAACAGGAGTTTCCATCTTCTCTGAAGGTTCTCCATATTGAATTTGGAATTTACCTGTCTTATCCAAGAAAATTCTATCCCTTCTACCAACATAGAAAGAGAAATTGGTAATAATAGATTCGTCAGAAGCTAAAATATTCTTAGCAGAACCACCTGATGTTGTAAATGACCTTCCATAGAATTCTAATGGAGATCTGGTACCAGCAACTACAGTATAAGGAGCAACTTTAGGTCTAATATCAATAGTATCTGTAACTAATTCACCATTAATAAATGGTATATCCTTACTATAATTAAAACTATCATATGAATTTTTTACCGTAATATCACCATCATCAGTAGATTCATAGAATCCATTTGAAAAATATACTTTCAATCCCTTTTTAGGTGGTTTTGCATTAGTTTTTCTAGTAACAAAACCATAATCATAAAAACTATTCTTCTGCCCAGTGGTAAATGTATAATTTGCAGAAATATTTTTACTAGGATTATCTAAGGTTGTAATAAGACCTTGTGTTTTAGATTCGCCAAATGTAACTACTTCACCTTCTTCAAATGGTGTTTGATTTTGAACAATATATGTTATCTGAGCATCAGTTACTTTTTCGGTATAGATCCCTATAGCACCACTATCAGCACCAACTATTCTTTCCCCTTCAATTAAATCAGTAGTTTTTCCAGTAGGGCCATTTAATGACGCTAGTGTCATCTTTGGTGCAGATGCAGTAGAAGTATCATTGGATTCAAATATTCCAAGAATCCTAATAACATCAGCTTGATTTAGAGAAATTCTTTCATCTTGAACCCTATTTCCATATGCAAAATTACCATAAACCAAACCATCATTTAAAGTAGTTGCACCAATACCAGAACCAGAAAGTCTAGAATTATTAATTACAGTTGCATTTACTCTATTTTGCCTCTTAGTTTTTGGAGTTGGTTTTGACTTAGTTAATGTTGCAACTAATGTGCATCCATTTACAGCAGATCCTAAACCTTCAATTTGCAATACTGTATTTCCTGTAGTAAACAGGAACATGTCATCAGTAAGTGCTACAACATCTCCATTAGGTCTTACGAAAATATATCTCTCTTCATCGAAAGGTAAGAAAGATTCATTTGTATCTGCAGTTAATGCAGAACTTAATTGACCCAATCCAGTATTTGGATTAAGTGCAACATCAACAGAATATGATTTCCTAATAGTTAATGTAGCATCAGTAAGATCAACATCGGAAACGAATGGTCTTGGCATTAATGTATACAAACATGTCTCAGCAGCACTTTCGAGAGGAGTTTGAACCAATCTTAGATTTGGAGTAACTAGATCAGCAGCTGAAGGAATTTCACCTTCTACAAGACCTGTTACTGTTGATACACCAGTTATTTTAACACTAGATGTTCCTACCTCAGTTATTCTTGCAAATGTTGATTCATTATTTCCTAAACCACCAAATGCTAATATATTGTTTATTTTTAAAATTCCTGGAAATAATTCATTCTCACTGGTAACGGTACATATTCCTGTAGCATTATCTATTTTTGTTATTTTTGCTTCACCGTAAACAAAATGATCTTTTTGTTTAATATCAGCACAGAAACTTAGTGCAGCACCAACATTACCCAATTCTGGGCCACCATAAAGTTGTTTAACATCTGACATTCCATAAGATGTTACAGCAATAGCAACTCTATTATTTGATTCACCATTAAAATCAAATGGTTCATTTTTTAAGAAATCACCTTGCTTATCATATAGTTCTAAAGAAGTGCTTTCACTAACAGCATTCTTCAAGAATCCAGTAGCACCACTATATCTTCCCTTCACATATGTGGGAACAGTTAGATTAATATTCTCATTAAGAGTTACTCTTGTTGTTAATTGAATATCATATAATGAAATATCCCATTCATTTGTATCAGAATTAGATGTAGAATATGAACCTGATTCTAATGCATAATCATAAACCCTAGCAAGACCAATTTCAGATCCTGACATTTTAAATGAATTATCACCACTTCTTTGATCTCTCAAACTAATAATATAAGTATTTCCTATACCTATAGTTGGAGCTCCGTAAACTCTATTAAGACGAAGATTGTTTCCTGTATTATAAGTTACTCCTTGACTTTCTAATGTTTTAGTTGTTCTTGGTTTTGGTGCATCAAGATATGTAGAACTAATAGTTTCTATCTCATATCCTTTGACAAATGCCTTTCCTGGCCCTACTTGATATACTGCAAGATCATCAGATGCTAGAGTTCCTTGTTGAGTAAACTCACCTTCTTCATATACACCATTATTACCCGTTCCATCATTTAAAGAATTCTTTACTACAATATCAAATGGTCTAATACTATAATCACCAGATTCTTCATAAGTTCTACGAGCCATTTCATCGGCTATAAAACTATACTCAGTTCTTTTCTTTTGTGACTTTAAAACACCTTCATCAACAACTGCTAATTCAATAAAATTAGAGTCATTAAAATCATCTAATGGTTTAGCATAAAGTGAAGTTGATATTTTAAGACGATCAGCACCTGGTGCAGCATAGTTATTAAAACCTTTGGAGTTATCTGCTAAAGTTTCATCTTCATCAGAATTTATAATATCTTCATTAATCCTTAAACCTATTCTAGCACTAGGAGAATTTCCATACTGACTTAGAATAATTGTTTCATCACCAACATTAACAAAATTACCCCTTATAAAATAAACACCATTTGATATCGAGAAAGATGCAGCAGTAGCTGTTGCATTATTTGCTATACATGATGCAAAAGATTCTCCAGATGGTATAAATGCATTGTTTTCAGGCCCTGAAATTATATCACTATCAGCAGTTAGAAGTTCTCCATCAGCGAAAACTCTAATATTAGAATCTTCAACACCAGATGACATGTATGAAATATAAAGTGTTAAATTTCCTCTTTCTGATTCTTGTTGTGTTATAACTTGATTAATTATTGCTGTTACACCTGTTGTCAATCCAATTATTTTTCTACCTATTAACTGACTAATATAAAAATCTACAGGAACCCCTAGATGAGTATTGTTTAACTCTACAGCATAATATTTTGGCGAATATGCAGTGTTTCCTGGAATTACTTTAGCACCCTCTTTAAAGAAGTGCTGACCAAACTTCTCTATTTGATTTTGAAGAATTGACTGGAGACCAGTTATCTCTCTTGCCTGAACAGGATATCCAGGTTTAAACAGAACCTTATGATAATTATCATCAGGATTGAAATCATCAAAATACGGTGAAACGTTTAGATTAGTTTGTTGAGCCATAGTATTTTAGAACTGTAATATTATTTTGATGTCTTCTTTTTGATTGGAAGATCGTGTAATGGCTGGTCTGTGGTCAACATAAATCATATTTCCAGAATATTTTTTAATTTCTGGGTTTGACAATCCTTTAGTGAATGACTGACCAAGGTAATATGTTCTATTATTTATTGAGGTAGAAAGACCACTAAATGTAGTGCTAATCGATAAATTAGAACTACCACCAACAATAATTCTATTACCGCCCGCAGTTGGATCGGAAGTAAATCTTGTTGTGTCATATCCATAGATAGCAGCTGTGGCACTTTGTGCTACACCAACTGTAGTAAAACCAGCAATAGTTCTATCCTGCCAATACTTTAGAACTCCAGTAGTCGCATCATAAGCAAGAACTTTACCAACAGCAGTAACACCAGTTCCAACAGTTTGAGTAATTAAACTATCAGGAGTAAATGTTACAGAACTATATCCAGTTCCAGACAACCTTAAGGCATATGCAGCACTTGCTTTATCCAAAGTAAGTAACTGAGTAGAACCAAATACTTGAGGATTTTCAATAATTCCAATCCTAGCAATTTGGTTACCCGTTATAAAGTCTGGGTTCTCAGCATCATTTTCAATTCTTGCATAAAGTAATGCACTACTTGCACCCAATTCACGGTATATATCTTTACCATGACCACCAGGAGGTGGAATGATAACATCAAGAGTAGGTGGAGATGTTGGAGTTGGTATAGATCCAGCAGATAAGTCAACGTTACCGTAGGTATAACCATATCCTTCATTGGATATAGTAACACTTTCTATTTGCTGATCGTTGTTAACAACAACAGTGCATTCTGCATCAAAACCATCACCTTTAATTGGAACTCTAGTATAAGTCTGGTTAGCAGTTCCTATACCAGTTCCTCTGTTTTTAATAACAACAATTTTTATACCACCATCAACAGCATTGTTTCTAATAGCACTATCTGCAGTATTTGTGCTCCATTCCGCAGGAACAGGCATAAAGTCTGTAGAATCAAACTTAATTAAATCAGCAGGTTTAATAGTATAAAGATACTTCCATATATAACCGTCACCAGAAGTACCAGCAATTCTTGGTTCTAAGTCTGTAAAGGTTGGTTCATCAAGAGATGGTTTACCATCAGGAGTTTCAGGAGTGGTTCCATTTTGTAAACAAATGTAAACTTTAAAGTCACTATTAACGACAAAATAGTTTGCAGTATATAATGTGGTTCCACCAGAGTTTTTTGGTGCATTAGTTATACTATAATCTTGTCTATAATAATCGTAAGTAGTACCAGAACTCCACTGGTTTTTTTGAACAATTTGTTTTACATCTGCAGGTGTTATCTTCTTAACAGCAATCATACTGTCATAATAATCGTTCAGATCATTAAAACTATCGACTGGAGAAGGGGGTGAAGTATCCCAGTCAGTTCTAATACCTGTTGGATTAGGTAAACCTACGAAAGCATAGTAAGAATTTGTGTTGGTAGAAACACCAGCCACAAAATTCTTTGCGTTCAAGATTCTTATTTGATCAGTTATAATTGCGGACATTGAACCTAATGTAACACTTTTTTATCTATTTAGACGACATAATTTACAAACTTCAATGGTGCTTTTCTCTTAATCTGTGGACCAGTCTTAATTCCAACAACACCGTTGTTTGTATTCACGGAATATGAAGTAGAAATCATCCTACCTCGTGATTGAAGTCTACCCCAACTATAGTCACCTATAAATGCGGTACTAATCCCTTGATTTAAGGTTGAATATCCTACAGTATTCTCTAGACCATTCCAACTTAACACTCTACTAAAGACTCTTAGTGAACTGTTAGTCTTATCAGATCCATATCCAACTGTGGTTATTCCAACATAATGTGAGACTTCGTATATATTATCTAGTGCAGTTGTTCCAACACCGACATATGTTCCTGCCATATTTACAGATGTAACACCAGAACCTAGATTGGAACCGCTAACAGTAAAGTAGTAGCCTGTTTGCAATCCACTTACTGAAATTGGATCAGGGCTTGTAATCTTACTATCTCTTAGAGCAGATTCATCAGGAATCCAAAGATCAAATACTACAGCAGTTCCTACCCCAATCGCTGTTCCATTTGCGTCAGATATATTTGAACATATACCAACACCAGTCACAACTCCAAAATCTCCTGAATAAGAATCAAGAGTATTTTCCTCTCTAATATATGTTGGTGGAGAAATTAGAACTTGTGGTGCTTTACCTGCGGTATATGCAATACCAGCAGTAGTAATAGTAATTGATGTAACAACACCAGCAGTGATTGATGCAGAAGCAAATGCTCTAGCAGTAGTGCCTACACCAGCGAGAGGAGTTCCACCTACGCCAGTAGGAGTTTGGATACTTACCGTAGGAGCGATTGTATATCCCCTACCACCCGTTGAAATAGCAACAGATGAGATTGTATTACCAATGGAAACTATTGCCGTTCCAGCAGCACCTGCAAGGTAATCATACTGAGCACTGGCATTTACTATTAAAATATCTTTCTGGAATTCTCTATCAACAGGGTTTTCATTTTCTTGATCAAAGAATGGTTTACAGTTATCTACCCATATTGTAGTAGATCCCACACCAACTGTTTGAATTAAATATGCAGTTGGTTGAATAGCAGGTTCTTGTAAAGGTCTATCCTTACGAACAACTCTACCATCAATAATCTTATCTTCAGTCTGTTTAATCCATGTTACAGGTCTTACTTCAGTATCATCATCACCTAAACCAAGACCATAGTATGGGTTAGTATCAACTTGGTCTGAAGATTTAACTTCAACAACTGTTCTTTCATTTTCTACAAATGTTCTTGTGTTATATGCAGAATCATATTTAAGAACTAAATCATCACCACGTTTAACTGTTTCTACAATATCTCTATCTTTTACATCTTCACCACCAGTTCCTCTATAGAAGAAGAATCTCATTACATCACCTGATTTAGGTGCTTCACTAAAGGTTATTGTTCCACCACCACTAAAGGTAAATCCTTCACCAGGAACTTGTAGAACATCATTAATTGTAAGAATTAGAGTATCTTGAATGACAATCGGTGATCCAGTTTTTGCTTGGATAGCATATCCATCACCACCAACTGTAATTGGGAATGCTTTTCTAGCACCATCAAATAGATTAGAGAAGTCATCAAGAACATCAAGTTCTCCAAGAGTCCACATGTTAAACTCATCATCTTTAATTCTTTCAATAGTTAACTGGAATTCTCTAAATGTTCCACCTTGAACTGTAGGGATACCTACAATTGATGGTTCGCTAGTTGTAAGAGAGGTAGGAACTGTTAATATTTGAGATTCTCCATAAGAATAACCAACATTAGTAATCTCAAAGTCAATTACACTTGATCCCGCACTAACTGTAATATTAGCTCTTGCTTGAGTTCCACCAACACCTGGTGTAGAAGAACTATACCAAAGTGGAATATCTTGATAAGGAGTTGGAGGATCAATGATTGCTTCGAACGTAGAAGACCCTGTGCCAGGGAATCCTGGAATTGGATCAGTGTTTGTAACAGCAATACTTACGATACCACCATTAATTACAGAAGCAGTTCCAATATATTGAATTGATGGAGTTCCAGTAGATGATAATGCAACACCAACTTTAACTTCAGTAGCAATACCAACACCACTTATAGAAGAATTGGATGCAATACCAGCACGACCAGGAATTACTCTATATCCAGAACCACTATTACCAATACTTACTGCAGTAACAATACCAGAAGAAGTAAATCGAATAGTTGCACCAGCACCAACTAATGGTTGTAATCCAAATCCTTCAGTAGATCCGACAGAAATTATTCTACCACTAACAGGAACAGATGCAGTTTCTGGATCATATGCAACAGAAGCAGCAGCACCTGTAAATGTCATGGATGTAATACCAGAAACTTCAGATAATTCATAATCATTAAAGTTTCCAGCACCTTGTAATATACCATTAATTAAAAGTAAACCATTCTGAGTTGAAATACCAGTTACATTTCCTTTATTAACTTTAAGGTCAAATTGCGTTTCTTGACCATCAAATTGTGGTGAAAGATTATCAATCAAATAATTTGTAGTATATGCATCATAATCAGATCCCTTAACACCAGAACGAGTAAAGACTCTTCCACTGAAACTTGAGTAAGTTGTAATACCAACCCAATCTCTATTATTAGGAGTAGCAGTTGAGTATCCTACAGGAGGTTCTCCACCAAATGGAGCAACAGAGAATGATAAAGTATTATTGATAATATTAAAGTCACCACTAAGTTTATTGATTGGTGCATGTGAAGCATGACCTACAAGAGTAGTTCCCATCCAATGACGATTAACTTTAACAGCATTAGCAGCACCAGCCGTAGGGCCAACTGCAACAACTTTCATTATTTCATCTCCAATTCTTATATCATCCCCACTATGGAATGACGTTATTCCCGTGAAGTAAGCTATATCTTCTGTTCTATCAAAACGTTGTGATAATGATGCTGCTATACCACTATTAACGATTGGTGATTGAATCATATTATCAATCGCTATTAATGATCTAACATTCTCAGTTCCATACTTAGCAGTAATACTATGAGAAGTTCCAATACCAACTGATGTTAGATTTATTGGTTTTACTGGAGTTACTAGTGCATCTTGTGCAGATCTGCAAAGTTGAATTTGACTATCACTTTTCTTAAATACAAATACACTTTCAGGTAAGTATGTAATGGTTGCTCCAATACCTGCAAAGTAAGTGGCAGCAATTCCAATCGCATCTCCAGTGGTTCCTATACCTGTTGTAGAACATCCACTAATTGCTGCTTTAACTGAATAAACTACTTCTTCACCACTTACAAAGTAATGATTTGGAAGATCTATAGTATCATTGGTAAGACTAACAACATCAGTACTTGTTCCATCAAAATTCTTTCTGAATATCTCATTTCCATTATGTAAACAATCAAATTCTGTTCTTGCACCATAGAATGTTCCTTCATATACATCAAAACTACTTCTAATAGAACCACTATTCAATTCAATTAATTCTGGTTCAGAAGAGTTTTCTTCAACTCTAAGTGCATTAATAAATGTCTTAATTTTAACCCCTACATTTGATTTTGGAGTAAATGTCAATTCTGTGCGACATCCATCAGTATCTCTAGAACCACCTATTGTTCCTAGTGAATCAGTTGCACCAAGACCAGTTCTTAAATTTCCATATTCAGTAAGGAACACTCTATTATCATCATCAACCATCATTACTTCTGCAAATTCATATATGTCATTAGTCTCATCTACAATCTGAACTATACAATATGCCCCATCATAATCGTTAACATAGCTAGCAATTCCTACAGTGGCAGGAGAACTAGCAGCTGCAATTGTGGTTGACTTAGCGATCATTGATGCATTTCTTAGATCATATGTTCCAATTCCAGTAAATGTCTCTGAAGAAATACCAATCGTAATTGTGTTTATCCATGCAGTTCCAATACCAGCATTAGGTGTGTAACCAACTTCTACAGCAGCAGTAGTTCCTACTCCAACAATATATGGTCTAAATGTTCCTAATGGTTGTGCAGCAAGATTATCTCTTCTATTGTGTATTGCTAATTGACCATACTCATGGAATTCAAAAGAAGTCATTCCAGTACCAACAATTAGACTCAATTCATCATATTCAACTGAACCTTCACTTGTAGCAATAGAAACAATAATCTTTGCAGATCTAGGATTGTATAGATCATATTGTGCTGTTCCAACACCTGCTACACCAGGAATACTTGTTAATGCAGTTCCTGTAGTAGATGCTGTTCCAACTGTGCATATCTTAACTTCTGATCCACCATAACCAATAACATTTGAAACACCGATGGCAACTAGTGGGCTTGGAGGTGCAGTTGATTCACCGATAGTTGTTTTACCAATAGCAGTCAATGAAGTAGTTAAACCCAATTCATCAAGGTTATATGACATGGTAATAACATTATAATTATTCTTCTCTGACTTAACTGGGTGGAATTGAAGAACAGCATCTGTTCCATCAACAACACTATCCATTTGACCTAGTTGAATCTGAGTATCAACAGATCCATACTGGTTAATCATTGATTGACCACTAACTGGATCAAATAATGAGTTAACCATCATTATTTGCCTTTCTCCAGTAAATAATCTATCTCTTACATAAACAATAAATCTATTCTCTTTGTTATTAGAAATGTCATACCTAGCAACCTCAGACCAAGGTGTAGGTCTTGGATTACTGTTGAATTTATCACTAATATCATCAATTTTTAAAACTCTGTTTCCGACAGATTCAGCATAATCAATTAGAATTCTATTTTGGAAAGTAATCTCATCAGAGAAATTACCTTCTGCAGGAGAAGCGTCAAGAATATTCTCCGTAACTAAGTCAAAGTTGTTATACTCATGAACACTCTCATAATTTTGTATATTAATAATACCAGTAACAGTTCCTGCTAATCCAACAACCATTGAACTCTCTTGACCAGCAGGAAGAGCAGATTCAACCTGAAGTTGACTGAATTTTTTAAATCCAGCAGTGTGAGTTAATGAATTAACAATATCCTTCCACTTATCAAAGAATACTTTAGATTTAATAGCATATGAGAAACTCTGATAATAGTCATTATCGTGAATTTTCTGTAAACTATCATTTAAGAATCCTGTTTGGTATTCCCATCCATTATCAACAATTGAATAGTAATCAAGACTGAAATTGGTATCAAATGTAAGAACAATTTCCGAAACAGTTCCTTTAGCACCAGTTTCTAAAGATTCTATCAGTTTACCAACTTCAAAGTCACTTGCTGCTTCTACAGTTAACCACTTACTTTCAGGATCATATTCAAATGCAACACCCTGAACTGGGCCAACACTAGTTTCTGATCTAAGAGTCTCATTAGCGTTAAAGATGTTAGGTCTTAAAACTGGAGCAAATTGTGGGAAGTTCTTAGATTGAACCAATACGCCAGATGATAGTGCATCAACATAATTACCAGGAATTTCTCCAGAAGGTAATAAACCACCAAGACTATATGTTACAACACCAACGTTACCTAAGTTTTCATGAACCTTTGTTATCTCAAATGATTGATAATCATAATATTGAGAATCATATCCAGTACCAGTAGATCCAACACCAACACTAACATTTTCAATAAAGACTTTATCACCAATTTTAAGTGGAAATTCTTCTTGAAGACTATATGCAGTCTTCATAACACAAGAAACAGTATCAGTCGCTGAATCATATTCAAAATCTTTAGCTCTAATTCCGTTTGGATTGTTAACAGGAACAATAAATGGTGTTACGTTAGATAATCCATAAGTGTTTTGAACAATATCAACATAACCTGGTGCATCAGGAGTTGTTAAATTGTATCTTAATTCAACATCATCAATCTTTCTTCTATCAACACCATCAAGAACAACAAGTGCTGGTGGAGTATTATATCCTTTACCATATGAAGTAATACCAATAGACTCAAAACCAGATAGTGCTGAAATCTTAATAATTTGTGGTAGTTTAGATTGAGGTCTTAAAGTAAAATCAGAAGGATAATCAAATCCAATATTATTAATCTTTGTAGTCTTAGGAACACCAATAGAGTTACTTGATGCCTCTAGAATAGCACCTGTTCCCGCATCAGAGGTGACTGTAGTAATACCAGGTAATCTAGTATATCCTTTTCCTTTATCTGCCAAGGCAACATTTGCAATAGGCCCATAAGCAGTCTTAGAAGTTGTTTCGTAATTTAATTTTGTTGTTGCAGAAGCAGTATATGAAGGAACTTCTGGATATCTATCTAAATCATATGTAAATGTATTATCAGAATTTGCAAGAACCTTATAGTTTCCAGCATAACGACTTTCTTTTGTTGAAATAGTATTATTTCCTTCAATTCCTTTATCCAATACCAATTCTTTATTCACATCTGGGTTATTATCTTGTGTAGTTGGAACTAAGTTATAATAAAGGATTTTTGGTGTATATTGATTAACTTTAAGAATCACTTTACCATCAATACCAACAGTTCCACTTCTAGTTACTTCAAATGTTGTTTCTAAATTATTTGCATCATATTCATGAACAAAATTATAATCACTATAAAGTTTAAATTCAAAACCAGGTAAAGTATCTGCAACTTCTGTATATGATAGAGAAGAATCTGATAAATCAAAGGTTACAGTTCCATTCTTATAGAACTCCAAAGGTGGATTAACCAAATTAAGTGTTCCACCACCACTGGCAGTTAATATACCTACAAATGCTGGTCTAGGTTGTCTTAATTGGAATCTACTTCCACATAATTGAATTTTATCTTTATTGATAACATAAACAAAATATTCTTCTTCATTTAATAAACCACCAGCAGGAGAGGATGATGTATGAACAACTCTTTGACCAGTTTGCATTTCATGATCTAAAATCTCAATAGCATTTGGTATACCTGATTCTGCAGTAGCAGTTGTAATACCAGTTGCTTCAAATGTTAATGTTCTAGCAATAACTTTTCTATTTTCCTTATTATATTTGATTGGAACAGTAGTTGTAATACCAGAATCAACTGTAAGATAAACCTGATCATTATGGCGTAATCCATGAGTATTTGCAGTAGATACAACTATTTTATTTTTCTCTGCTGCACCTTTTACAGTTTCAGAGTATGTTGCTTTTAAACTATGGTATACACCAGTTCCGATGCCAGTAAAATATAGCAATCCTTGGTTTTTAGTTGTTTCCGCAATACCAACGTAAATATCTTCTGGATCTGCACCGATTGTTCCAAGACCAACTTTAACAGTTGATAAACCAATCATATCTTGATTGAGTCTTGCTACAAATAATGGTACCCCTTCTGGAAGATTTATTGATGGTGATGTAAATGAGGCATTTGCACGATTAGTCGCTACCCCAATAGAATTACCAGTATTTCTATTATAAGTTACACTATCACCAGTATTCAACTTATGATTAGGAAGATATATTGATCTTGCTGGAATAAATTTCTGAGTAAGACCAGATCCTGGATTCTGGAAAGCAACTGTGGTTCCAATACCAGGCCCAGCAGTGGTTCCCATACCAACTGCTTCTACTGGATTGAAATAATACTCCTGATCAACCAGACCTTCAAATGAAGTTGTAAATCCAGCATCAATTCTGAATACTCTAGGTCTTTCTTCAACAACAGTTCTAATAGTATGAGCAACACCCGAAGTGCTATTCTGTTGTCTTAAAACTCTTAATCTTCTTGATCCAGATTCTATATTGAGGATTTTAACTTCCTCCTGCATAGTACCTAAACCAACCTTAATAATATCATTTTCCCTTAAAGCAATTCTATTAAGAGAATCATTAGGTGCAGGTAATTTACCAACAACATTAAAGTAAGTAACTAAACCAGTTGCACCTATAGTTCCAATACCTTGCGAAATTATAAGTCTTGCTGATGATATACCAATACTATAGGTTCTATTGCCAAGACCCGATGCGGTTGTTGACATTCCAGAAACATAAACTTTATCGCCATTTTGCAATCCAATTGGAGTTGTATGAACACCAATAAACTCTCTATTTGCATTACTTGGATAAAATTCAATATTAAACAACTTAGTATTAGTAACAGCAATAGTTCCAATTCCAGGCCCTACAACTTTAGAGACTTTTGCAACTGTTTGAAAATTATCAGCTACTTTTTCTTCAAATACAACCTTATCATCATTTCTATAACTTGATCCACCAGTAACAATTCCAACTTTTTCTACAGAACCCTCTGAAGCATATACAATCTCACCTTCTTGTGTAATAAAGTTATAAGATTGTTTTAGATAGTCATATGAACTATCATCTTGTAGTAGTTCGTATGGTTCAGTATTTCTAACCCATTTTGTATCATTTAAGTCAATCGTATCTTGATTATTCTTAGATAAGTTATTAAATTGATTTGGTTGAGCCCAATACTTGTCACCAATTAAATAAGGGAATGCAGGTTTCTTAAATCCATTAAATGGATCACCAGACTCAGATAATGGTGTAGTATCAAATGTAGCAAAGTATGCATATGTTCCTTTTGGATATTCTGGAGTTATACCAAATCTTCCATTATTAGCATCAAGATATTTCTCATCAGTATTTGTATTCCATGTAAAATCTTCTAAGAAAAATTCTTGTGGGAAAATACTAGTAGGAGGTCTATTTGCTTTTAAGTCGATTGAATAACCAGATCTAATTTGGGTTATATTACCACCAGTGCTCTTTTCATAACCATAAGGGCCATAAATTGGAAGACCATCATATGCCCACCCTATAATAGGAGAGTGCCTTGTTTTATTTTCTTCTGTCTGGCCATTAAGAAGAGTAAGATCTCTATCACCATATAATGCATTACCTTCAGCATCATTCTGATAGACCATCTTTCTCAGAGTTCTTGGTGCGTATGCATGAGAACACTGTAAACCACGACTTAGTTGAGTTGGTTTAGCAATGAATACATCCGAATCATCTATGTTATTATAATTCTTTTGAACTTCATTTACTTGCCATGTATTTAAATTTGATTGGAAAATAGCAAATTCACCAGCTGCCTCTACAGTTAGTGCTGTAGTAGATTGACCATATCCAATACCTCTTTGAATAATCTTAACAGATCTAACTTGCCCACCAACAATCTCAGGAACCAATTTAGCACCTGTTCCCACACCAGCAATAGATATTGCAGGAGGAGTATTATACGAATCACCTCTATTATTAATAGCAACGTCAATAATCTGACCATTAGCAACGATTGGAAGTAATTCACAATTTCTTCCAGTATACATGTCAATTCTTGGTTGCCTGTTGAAATTCATAATTTCAGAAGCACCATATCCAACACCAGTATTTGTTAGGTGAACGGAAGTAACTTCTCCTCTAACAAGCGGTTGAGGGATGCATTGAAATTCATTACCTTCAATTGAACTTATACCAACTATTCCTTCCACTTTTATTTCAATAGGTGGATAGTTGAAACTATGAGTTGCTACACCAACTGATCTTAAATTTTCATATTGCTTAGTTCTGAAATAAAAATCTTTTGCAGTTGTTCCAACTCCAACAGTGGATAATTTAAAAGTATTCTCATCTATAACATAAACATAATATTCTTTATCTGTAGAAAGACCTTGAATTGCTGTTCCTACAGGATCAGTGCTATATTTAATAATTTCTCCAGTTTTATAATCATGATTACCAATAGTAATTCTATCAAGTGCAGTATTAATACCAGTTGGTTCGCAAGTCTTTAGTTTATTCTCATAACCATCACCAGAATCCAATACATTAATACTACCTACCTGTGCTTTACCATTTAAAGATCTGAATACATGGTTTCCTTCACCAAACCCAGTAAATGATATAGTATTAACACCAATAACTGCATCATCTAAGTTTCTATGTAATCTTAAGGTCTTATTATTATACCAACTTGTTCCAGCATAACCAGTCCAACTTGTTATTGTAGTTAAACCAGTTGCACCATATCTTTGATCAGTATTAATATAATATGTTGCACCAGTATCTAAACCAGCTAATGATTTTTCCCCTTTTGTATCATAAACAACTCTTTCATGATTTCTAAACTTATGGTAAGTTAAAAATCCTACATTATAATCATCATCACTAGTTATTGCTATAGTTTGAGATCCAGAACCAGCATTAAACGCAACTTCATGTGGAACTGTAACTAATTTACATTCTGCTTTAGCACCTGTTCCATTTCCACCACTAATTGATATTGTTGGAGCCTCAACATAGTCAAAACCTGGATCTAAGATTCTAATTTCTTGGAAATTACCTCTTGTTGAAACATATCCAGTTGCACCAACACCTACACCATCATTAACAGCTAAAACTGGTGGATTAATAACATCATAATATCTTCCACCACCAGTAACGTCTATAGATTTAATATCTCCATAATATACAAGATTTTTTGACTTATAACTTAAAACTTCAACACCATTAATCAATAAACCATTATATCCAATATTTGTAGAGTATTCTTTTCCATCATATACAGGTATATCAAATTCTCTAAGAAGACTTTGAGGTAAAATCTGCTTATTATGGAAATCATACTTTTCAAACGTATTATTTGTGATTGTAGTTTGAACAGTGGTTTCTGATATCTTCTGATAATTTCCATCATATAAGTTAGATACAGATTTTGCTAATTTTATATCATTTGAGTTAATTCTTTCAATAAAATATAATCCCTCACTAAAGAGGAAACTCGATACTGTTCCATTAGCAGCTTTTTGTGGTGTATAGTAAATTGCATCACCAGTAAAGAAATTATGATCTTTAGTTCCAGTAGTAATACCAATAATAATATCTCCACCGTTAAATGTTCCAGAAAGATTAATTTTCTGAGTGCTTGGATTTAAATTAGTATCTGAAAATGTTGGAATGGAGTTAGATGATACTAAATTCTTTATTGTAGATAAAGTATGTGCATATCCAACTTCTTGCATGTAAATGTTTTGAACATTCGCATCATAGATGTTTAAATGTTGATGATTTGTTGCAACATCAGTTCCATCACAGTTTGGTTTACTTAATGTTTTTGTTATCGATACAACGGCAGAAAGACTACTTATTACAGCTCCTCTAACTCTTACCACAGTGCTGCTAATAACGTCTGTAACGCTGTATCCACCGTCTAGGGTGGCATTGTTCGTTTGGATCGTTGTAACGTCTCCTAGACGTATTCTATGGAAGTCTTTAGTGGTTACTTCATAGGTATTGTTACTTGCATCCTGAACTGTAATTGACTCAATATCATATTTTGGTTGAATATTGAAAATCCAGTTTTTAGACTTGAAATCATCAACGTGTGCAACCTTTCCTAATGACTTTAATTTGATCTTAGAACCCTTTCTCTGATAGAAAGTATTTGGAAGTTCTACATCATTCAGAACACTAGTAATTCTAACCTTAATTCCATCTGTTGCAACACCAGCAGTAGCGTCTGCCTTACCTAAAGCATATGCATATGTGTTTTGCTTAATTAATGTAGTATCTTTAATTGTTGTTGTAATTCCACTAACACCTAAGAACTGAGTAGTATTAGTTGAAGAATATGTTGCTATTCCAGTAGTGCCATTTTTATATTTAAATGTTAAAGCACCAAAATTAGGGAATCCTACAGTTGAATCAACATCAATATAAGTTTGTGCAGCTCCAACAATACCAACTGCTCTAGTATTTGAATGAACTTTAAAACTACCATATAATAATTCGTTACTTCCACCCGTTCCAAATGAATCATCAATACTAACTTTAAAATAAGTATCAGTTAAAAGACCAACTCTGATCCTTTCAACCATTGATACGGGTGCATATGCTCTACTAATATTTTCAAATGCATCTTGGAAAAGTGTCTTATTCTCTAAATCTGCAGGATCTCCTTGAATTGGTTCTACAATAAGATCACGAGTTTTCTTGTAATTTGCATCTGATGGTGATATTACATAATCAGCAGGTCTAATAACATCTACTTCTTCATTGTAAAGAGATTTAAAGAGGATTTTAAAGGATTCATCCGTTCCCCTTGAATTATAAAAGTCTTTAGAATGACGAATAAATTGTGGTTGATTTAAAGAAGTGTTTAAATCTTTCTGAAATCCTGGTAAAAATTGCTTTTTAGACTTCTTTAAAAACTCACGTAAGAATAAAATACTTAAGTTTTCTACAATTCCACCAGAAGTTCCTACACCAACAGGATGTGCAGCTGCATTAGAATTATTGAAAAGGAATTCTTCAGGTTCATCAGGATTAGTAAATGATGTAATTCCACTAAATCCACGAACACAACCAGTAAATGCAGTAGTTCCAATTCCAGTATATGTTATTATCTCATCATTGATTTTTAATAAACCATAGTTATCAGGGAACCCTTGTGTGCTCTTAACACTAATCTCTGTATCAAACTCCCCTACGGGGTTCATAAGGGTCGTGAACCCCACCAAATTACCTGACTTGTTTAATTGTATATACGTGTCTAAATTATTGATAATATCGATTGGGCCGCCTTGATACTCTTGCCCTTGATAATACGCACTTAAAAATTCACCAACTAATGGGCTATCATCCTTGACATAACCAGGTAGTTGGTCTTTTACGACCTTATTAATTTGAACTCTTTTTTCTGTCATGTTTTATCGTACGATCTTCCGTGCGGTATAACTTGGAGTAACTGTATATGTTGAACCAGATGGATCTGCTCCAGAAGCAATTTCGTCAACAACCATTTCTACGTTACTAGTATCTAGTTGCAAATAAAGATCCTGTAATCCAATAACATCATTAGATTCAGGAATTATTGATAATTCCATTATTTGTTGGTTATCCTTTTCCTTTCCTGATACAATATTGATAGGATTTAAGGTAATTCTACCTTTTTCGTAGTTTATAAGACCTACATTTTTCCTTTCAATAGTTGGAGTAGTTGATCCTGGAGAGTCTAAAGAGAATAATCCGAGTGTGCCAGTCTTTTTATTAGTATTAGGTATGTCAAAGAGGTAAACATCGTTAACAATATCTAACACTCTGAATGAAGTAGACCTAAGATTGTAACCAGTCATATCAGAAATATGGAATTGGTTACCAAAATCAATAGCATATTCAGCAAACTGGTCAGTTGCGAGTCTCAAATCTCGTCTCATTTCAACAGTTGTAATGTTAGAAGTGATAGATTCGTGACTTTGATCAATAACTTTTAGAAATTTACTATATTTGAACCTTGCCCCATACTTATTTAACTCCGCAGAATCTGCCAATTTGTTAATATTGTTTAAAACTGTCGAAGAAACAAGAATCGCATTGGGAGCCAAACTTGTATTGTAGTAAATTTTGCTGTCTGTTTCCAAAAATAGGTATTTTAGGTCTAATATTTCAGGAACAATACCTGCAACAGAGTATTTTCGGAGGTCTCTTTTGATATTTTCCTTAATTGCGTTAGGAACAAAGTCACCAGTTCGTGGTTTTATGCTAATAAACACCTTTCCATACTGTGGAGGAACTAATTCTTCACCTCCATAGACGGAAATTGACTCTGTTTCAGGATAAATTTTATTAGGAATCAGAATTTCATAGTCATTTGCTGTTAGAGCACGGTTCTGAGTGCCGTAAATCTGTGGAGCATACTTTTTAACGCTATCTACGCTCTCAATTGCCTCTCCACCACTAGATGGAGTGTCAGCCGTAACCAGTGATATACCACTTGTAACAGTGTTTTCTACCGCATTTCTATTATATGTGCATTTTCCACTGAAAGACATGTTACTGACACCATTTGCATCAGGCCCATTATTGATCATATAGGTAACTTCAACAATATTTCCGTTTTCAAGTGCTTTTCCAAAGATCCCATCACCAAAAATGATCTCATATTGCTCATCTTCGATCTCTTGTATGTAATATATCAGTGATTTACCAGTAATTGAACTACCAGTAACCGCATCAAAGAGACTATCTTGCCTTGTGTAACTTGAAAGTAGTGAAGAAGTCGAAGTTGGTCGTATATACACCTCTAAAGTGCTTAAATCGATGCCAGCATTCGATAAAATGAACCTTTGATTGATATTCTGAGTAGAATATGGGAAAGATTGATCAACTACAGTGCCTTCATACACATCAACATCATAAAAATAGGCAACTCCATCAATTACAGGTTTTGTAACGTCTTTTGTGCAACCAAAAACGTAAGATTGACCACCAAATTGGTTAGTAGAGACAACTGGGCCTTTTTTTAACGTAATTGTAGTAGGTGGAGGAGTGATTCCTGGTTCTACAGAGAAATTTATTGATGCTCTTGATGCTTTTCTTGATCTTGGAACATATCCGATGTTTCTTGCGAGTGCAACTACGTTTTCTCTCAATGTTGCACTGTCAATAAAGACCTCATTTGAGATCATATTGGCATTGTATGATGTAATGTAGGTATTATACGCTAGAACGTCTAAAATTGTTGACAGGTTTGATCCCTCGAAGTCATAATCCGTAAAATTCGAGTTGGATTGTAGATATTGTTTAAGTGTATCTTTAATCTGGTCAAAATCCAGACTAGTAAAATTTAAAAGTGACATTTATCGTGATGGAAGCAAGGCAAATTCTAATTGGGTAGGAGGAACGTCTACACCAATAATTCTATAACTGATCATAACGTCAAATTGATGTTGATCATAGTCTGGTTTCACATTTACATCGATAATTTCAACTCTTGGTTCATAATTACTTAAAGAGTTCTCAATTTCTTCTTGTATAGAGACAGCAGTTATTTCATCAATGTTTTCAAATAGTATTTCACCTATATTAGACCCAAAATCGGGATCAAAAATCTTTTCGCCAGGAGATGTCAATACAATATTACGTACAGAACGTGCAATTGCATTTTCGTTACTTAGGGTAATCAAATCGCCACTTAAGGGGTTAAACTTAAATGACATACTTACATCTTTAAAACCTTTACTGACTCTCTGTGCTGGCATTAAGAATTATATAGACAATATAAGTTATTTATTAAGGTTTGATTACTTCCATTCGGTAAACACCTCATATGCCTCTACTTCATAGTCAAAGCCATCATCCTCATCTGATAAACGAGTATAAAAGTCTTGAGCAGTTTCCATCTTATCGCTCTTTTTTGGTGTAATCTTATCGTGTGCTATCTCACGTAGCATTTTTGATTCCATTGTGACCTCCGTTATGCGATGGTATTAAAAAAGGTGTCTAAAGGCACGTTTGCACCTATTTAGACACCATATATTTTATTTTTAATTTACTTACCTTGACCTCGGTATTTTTTCTTTGCTCTATTTCGAGAAGAAGCGGTATATTTTGTATGTTTGCCCCTTCCTTGACGAGTTTTTTTCGGGGTCGCTTCTATGAAGTCTCCTCCACTTAAACCGCCTACTGCTCCTGCCATGTGTTCCTCCTAATCATGTGGGTTATAAAGATTTAATATGTAAACTGCAAGGGTGATGCCTAATACAACACCCAATCCAACCACTGCTATAATATTCATCATAGTTTAAATTACACGAGTTTTTTCGTGGCCTACACGAATACGAGGGTCGGCCCAAATATCATAACCACAATCCTGTGCATCTAAACAGAACGATACGTCTTCTCCACACATATCTTGAACCTCACCCGATTCAAAGATTTGCATCTTAGGAGCAAACCAAGGATACTCAAGTTTCTCAAATACACCATTCTTAATCAATACCCATCCAAAACCTGTATAGTCACATGTGAAAGGTTTCTTCCTCTTACTCATTGTCTCAACGGTTTCGTGGTTCATAACACCACCGTTCTTACGGAAGTCGTCTTCTTCCAACCAGTGAGCAATAGAAGTGGTAGACCCATCCTCTGTAGCATACCATCCAGCAGCAATCTCTTTCTCATTACCGTCTTTATCAAGTGATAGATCGCATAACTGCCAGAACTTGTTAGTATCAAACACTATGTCTGAGTCAATCCATAACTGATAGTCATATGTAAGTTTACCATCCCAAGGTATCTGTTTTGGGCCACGTAATACATTTGCACCGAGAACCTTACAACGTGCAAAGTTTACCATAGATGAGTAATCTTGTGAGATCTGTATACTCATTCCGTTCTGAACCATGTCGAAACATAGTTGAACAAAGTTCTTTAAAAAGATATAAGAACATCCTCTGCCTGGTAAACAGAAGACTATTGCTTTACCTTTCATTCTTGCTTTGATTGCATCAATATCCCATGTTGGTTCTTGGGTTTTTGGTGCAACCGTTTTTACTTTGAATCCTTTAGCCATACTGTGTAGCTCGCTTCATTTATTATAATTCAAATCTATGTATATGTCAATAGGAATGTTCCTCTATTACTTTTCCTGGCCCTCCAACGCCTATCTTAGGGGCGAGTTTAATATATGATAAATCGTCTACTGTATACTCACCACCAAGAAGGTCAATCATTACCTTAAGTAGTTGCCACTTCTCTTCAAAGTCTTCTTGGTTTAGATTACAATATATACATCTCTCCTTTGCGTAAATGTGGTATGTTGTGTCGTCTACGTCTTGCATTAGCCCTCGTGGATTTTTTTATGTATGAAAGAAGTAATAAGGCGGTTTTTGGCCATGGGAATTTTTTTTTATATTGATATCTCTCTCTCGATTTGTCACCTCTGTAGGTTAGGGTCTCTTGCTTTTTTTAGACACGCCCGCCGCCCCCAATATAACATAACGCCCCTAACCCTGCCAAATACGCATCATCTACGCATGGCATATTAGCATTCGTTCGTTGTTACTTAACGCACTGCTGATTACGCTCCTTAAATGTATACTACTATTCTATAATATAACACAGTAACTGTCAAGAACTGTGTTACACTTAAGTAATACTAACTGCCAGCTAATTTACTTCCTCAATGTATACATCACAGTGTTCATATTCGTTTAATTCGAATACTTTAGCGAAGTCAATTTGCCGTGCATTAAAGTCATTTTCGACTGACAGATTCAGTGTGATTGTATAAGCTTTCTGTGTGCCTACTAAGTGTGCATAAGACATCAGAAATACGTTGTGGAAAACTATACTTTATTATAACAGATTTACACGCATAATGTCAATAACCACTGTGTAATATTGCGGTTTGTTAACATAAACTGTGTGTCTGTTAAATATTATTTCGGCGGGGTAGACTTAAGAGGCAAAGTGTGATAAACTGCTCGCTAAGATCACTACAAGAATGATACTTTATCCACACAATATCTCTACTAATTAACACCTTCTCCACATATTAACACCCCTTTATTAACACCTTTGTGGAAAAGTATAAAAGAGCAAACTATATTTATAAGACCATTTTAAACCCAATTAATAATACTTTTCCACAGATTAGACTTGCTATCTGTGGAAAACTGTGTAATTCTTAGTATATACTTAGTAACCATATAACAGCTATTAGTTAATACTTAGTCTATGTAATCTATAGGGAATTCTTCTAACTTTGCTTCTGCTAATCCGTAGATCATTGTCCATACTTTCTCTCCTGAAATTAACTCTGTATCACATACATTTTCCACTGCATCTTCTATGATTTCTAATACACTTAGTGCCTGTAGTCTGAGAGTTTCGTTGTTAGTTTCCATGATGTAAATTAGAGAGGGTTGTAGTAATTATTATCCTGTAAATATTGGATGATTTCTTTATATAATTCTGGGTCATATTTAACCATCTTCCTTAATACTTTATCTCTACGATT